TAAACAAGCCTGACACCCAATTTAATCCAGATGGAGTTTATAAGACAGAACTCAGTATGGAGAACTGTGAGGAACTTGTTGATGCTTGTCACAACTTGGCTGTCGAAGAGTTTGGAGCAAAAGCTAAATTTAGAATGCCTTTTAAGCAGTGTGAAGAAACAGGCCAAACAATCCTCAAAGTTAAATCTAAGTATGCACCTAAGATCTTTGATTCAAGTGGTCAAATCATGGTTGGCGATCAGATACCTAATATTTGGGGAGGCTCAACTCTCAAAGTCGGTGGCTTTATAACGACCTATGCTGTCTCTGGATCAAAAGGTGTAAGTCTTCAATTATCAAAAGTACAAGTGATTAATCCTGTAAGTGGCAATGGCGACAATGACGGCTTTGATGCTGTTGATGGTGGCTTTGTAGCTGAAGAGATAACTCAAGAGGCTTTTGACGATGACACGCAAGAAGAGACAGTACACGAAGCGAAAGCTGACCGCTTCTGAGATAGGCTATAAACATGGATTTAGGAGTGGTCTAGAAGACAAAATCTCCAAACAGATTGCTGAAGCAGGGTTAGAAGTTCAGTACGAGACTGAGAAGATACTCTACCTTGTCCCCTCGAAAAACCGAAAGTACACCCCCGATTTTAAGATACCTAAGAAAGATGGCAGTTTCTTTTACATAGAGACTAAAGGTCGATTTGAACTTTCGGATAGACAAAAGCATGAATACATCCGTGAACAGCATCCTGGTATTGACTTGAGATTCATCTTTAGCAATGCCAACAACAAACTCTATAAAGGATCTAAGTCAACCTATGCAGATTGGTGTGACAAGCACAAGTTTGTATGGGCTAACAAAACGATCCCTGAAGAGTGGCTGTGTGAATAGCACAGTTAAGGAGAGCCAAGGGGGTGACCGAAAGGTTGCCCCCTTTTTTAAGGGGAAAAAGATGGTAGAAGTTTTAGATGAACACGAAGGTAGTAAAAAGATAGGCCATGTTCCTTGTAAAGCCTGTGGTTCAAAAGACAATGCGGCTGTCTTCACTGATGGACACACGTACTGTTTTGGCTGTCAAGATTATCAGCCGCCTCAAGATCAAGTAGAGCAACAGCCAACAACTGCTATCAAGCGTCCAACAGCATTAATAGATGGCTACTACACGACTCTTTCTGTACGCAAGATAACTGAAGAGACTTGTAGAAAGTTTGATTACCAAGTTACTGATAGTTACAACAACAGACCACAGCAGATAGCAAACTATAGAAACTCTGATGGTCTTGTAGTAGCTCAAAAGATTAGAGATGCAGATAAGAACTTTAGCATCTTAGGTGATGCCAAAAAGATGACTTTGTTTGGGCAACACCTGTGGAACGGTGGTCGCAAGATAGTGATTACTGAAGGTGAAATAGACTGTATGTCAGTATGCCAAGTACAGGGCAACAAGTGGCCTACAGTAAGCCTTGGACAAGGAGCCACTAGCGGTAAAAAAGCTTTGATAGCCGCTTGGGATTTCCTACAGCAATTTGAAGAAATAATCTTAATGTTTGACCAAGATGAGGTAGGACAGAGAGCCGCTGTAGAGTGCGCTGAAGCATTACCAGTAGGTAAGGTAAAGATAGCCAAGTTACCCTGTAAGGATGCAAATGAGTGCCTACAGCAGGGCGAAGGCAAGGCTATTATCAACGCAATCTGGCAAGCCAAAGATTGGAGGCCAGATGGGATTGTTTCCAGTGATGACTTTCGAGACATCATAGGTAAGTCTGACTCTGCAAGCACAGTAGATTACCCTTACAAAAAGCTTAATGATATGACCAGAGGTATCAGAACTGGTTTAGTGACAATATGTGCAGGATCAGGAGTTGGCAAAAGTACTTTTATCAGAGAGATTGCTTATTCTTTGCATAACAATGGTCAGACTGTTGGGATGCTAATGCTTGAAGAGACTAACAAAAGAACTCTACAAGGCTTAGTCGGCTTACACATGGAAAAGAATATTACTATTGATGATGGAGTAGCTGATGAGCCAGAGATTATTGAGGCATACGACAGCTTGCTTGGTAAGCGTCCTATATATCTGTTTGATCACTTTGGGTCAACTGCGGTAGACACCATTGTTAATCGTATTCAATACATGGTTAAAGGCATGGGATGTAAACACATATTCTTAGATCATGTATCAATATTAGTATCAGGACTTACAGGCCAAGTAACAGATGAAAGACGTTTGATTGACCAAATCATGACGTTGCTAAGGAAGTTAGTACAAGAGCTAGACATCTGTTTATTCCTGGTAAGCCATCTACGCAGACCAGAAGGTACAAAAGGACATGAGAATGGCGCTAAAGTCCAGCTATCTCAACTGCGAGGTAGTCATGCTTTAGCTCAACTTGCAGACTTTTGTATTGGCTTACAAGTCAATGAAGAAGATCCAAGCGATGACCAAAGAGAAGTTGTACTTCTTAAGAACAGGTTTACTGGCGAAGTAGGCCAAGCCGACACACTGCAATACAACCGCATAACTGGAAGGCTGATCGAGGCCGACTCCAGATTCTAAACCCAATCTAAACCTCGAATAACTCAAAACCAAGGAGAGACACTATGTCTTTAGAGCAAACTCGTCTTGAAAAAAAGTTCATCAATTACCACCAAAAAAACCCAGAAGTATGGCGTGAGTTTAAACGCTATGCTTTTGAAGCCATCGAAGCAGGCAGAATACAGTACTCAGCAAAGTTAATTATGGAGAAAATCAGGTGGGACTCGAAACTGGAAATTCAAAAGGTTTCAGCATTTAAAATACCGAATGAAGTCACAGCTTATTACGCCCGACTATTTCACAAATCATTTCCTGTTTACAAAGGTTTCTTTAAAACTTTAGGGTTTGAAAGTGGTTTGCAAACAGTACGCAATAGCGTACACCAAGTAGAGATGTCTCTATGAAACAGGCCATCTTTGATATTGAAACCAATGGGCTACTCAAAGATTTAACAACTATCCATTGCATTGCAATACAGGACGGTAAGCAAAGTGACAAGACAGTTAAATCACTTAAAAGCTACCGTCCAAATCAAATAGAAGAAGCTCTAGAAGTCTTAGAGAATGCCGATGAAATCATAGGTCATAACATCATTGGCTTTGACATCCCTGCGATACAAAAGCTTTACCCAGAGTGGAAGCCAAAAGGCAAAGTGATAGACACTCTAGTCTTATCACGGCTAATCAAAGCTGACTTGATGAGTGATGACGCTACTTGCGCCGTACACCCTAACGGCTTCACTCGCAGTCTTTGGGGATCTCATTCTCTTAAGGCTTGGGGATTACGCATGGGTAATCTCAAAGGTGACTATGATGGCGGCTGGACTACCTTTAACGAAGATATGCTTCTTTACATGGAGCAAGACGTTAATGTTACTTTTGATCTGTACAGACTACTTAGCCAAGACAAAGACTTCTCACAGCGTAGTATTGATCTTGAGCATGATTTAGCTGAAATCTGTTTTCGCATTGGTAACAACGGCTGGACTTTTGATGAGCATAAAGCAGGCGAGTTGTACGCCAAATTGTGTGGTAGAAGACTTGAGCTACAAGATCAACTAGACACTCTCTTTGAGCCTTGGGAAATACGAACACCGTTCACCCCCAAGGTAAACAACAAAGCAAGAGGTTATGTCAAAGGTGAGACTATAGACAAAGTAAAAGTAGTCTATTTCAACCCAAACTCTCGCAAGCATATAGCACGATGTCTTACTGCTAAATACAATTGGAAACCTCAGTCTTATACACCAAGCGGTGATCCTAAGATTGATGAGAATGTTCTTATTGATTTACCTTACCCAGAAGCCAAATCTCTTGCTGAGTTTTTCTTAGTCCAAAAGCGTATCGCTATGTTAGCTGAAGGCAATGCCGCTTGGATGAAGTTGGCTGACCCTGATGGAAAGATTAGGCACAATTTGGTGTCTCTGGGAACAATCAGCGGTAGATGTGCCTGTAGAACCCCAAACCTTCAGCAAGTCCCTAGCACTCGCGCTGTCTATGGCAAAGAGTGCCGTGATCTATTTACTGTGCCTAAAGGTTGGTCTTTGCTTGGTAGTGATTTATCAGGTATTGAACTGCGTTGTTTAGCCCATCTCCTGGATGACGGTGGTGAGTATGCCAAGCAGATCATGGATTCTGATATTCATACGTTTAATCAGAAGGCGGCAGGGTTACCTACAAGGGATGCCAGTAAGACCTTTATCTACTCTACGATTTTTGGTGGGGGTGACTCCCTAATAGGAAAGATCGTTGGAGGCACTGCAAAAGATGGTAAGCGTTTAAAAGCTGACTTTGAGAAGAATGTGCCTGCCTTTAAAAGTCTTAAGCAAGAGTTAGCTAGTGCCTACAAAAGAAAAGGTTTTATCAAAGGCATTGATGGACGAAAGCTTTTTATACGCTCAGATCACCGATGTTTATCTCAGATCCTACAAAACGCTGGGGCAGTGATTGCAAAGCAATGGGTAAAGCTCATAGACAAAGAAATAACTAATCAAGGTATTGACGCTTACATCGTTGGTTTTATTCACGATGAGGTTCAAATCGCCTGTAAATCTAAAGAGGTAGCAGAGTATGTCGGACATCATATCACTGGAAGAATGGCGCAAAAAGCAGGCGAAGACTTCAACTTCAGAATCCCAATCGAGTCAGAGTTTAACTTGGGAACTACTTGGAGTGACACCCACTGATTCTAAGGATCTGGGTTCAAATGAAATTGAACACCTTGTAGCTTTCTACATTGTGCTTGATAAGGCTTGGCGTAACCCATTCAAACTCAAATCAAACTTTGCTAGAGAGGCCGCTTTGTATGTGGCTACTAGCGCATCTCTTGGATTCATATCCAATCAAATAGAAATCGACACATTTTGTAACAAGTGGGCGATTACCCCTATGGGCATAGATTTTAAAGGAGAGCTAGATGAAATACTTGACGGAATTGCAGGGGGCATCGACCCCGACCTTACTCATTGATGCAGACTTGTTTTTGTACAGGGCAAGTGTGATAGCTGAAGATGAACAAGATTGGGGAGATGACATTTGGTCTTTATCCACTGATCTTAAAGTAGCCAAACAACTATTTACTGACCAAATCAACGGTTTTCACAAAAGATTAGGTACTACAGAGACTCTTATGTGCATAAGTAGTACTGAGAACTTCAGAAGAGAGGTTTCATGCACGTACAAGTCCAATAGGAAGAAGTCTCGTAAGCCTGTGGGCTACAAAGCGATGGTTTCTTGGGTAAGAGACAACTGGCCTAGCCACACTCAGCAAGGTTTAGAAGCTGATGATGTCTTGGGCATCCTTGGTTCATGTACTGATTTAAAGACGGTTGTTGTCTCTGATGACAAAGATCTTAAGACTGTTCCTTGTAGGCTCTACAGACCAAATGATGATGATCTCATAGATGTAAACCAGCAAGCGGCTGACCTCAACTTTTTTACTCAAACACTTCAAGGTGACCCAACTGATGGCTACTCAGGCTGTCCCAAGATCGGTGCTGTGACTGCCGCAAAGATCTTAGGCAATCGACCTGATTGGTCTTTAGTTGAAAAACAATTCATAAAATCTGGACTCAATCGAGATGAGGCTATCACGCAGGCTCGTCTGGCTAGAATTCTGCGAGTTACCGATTGGGATGCTGGTAAAGAAGAAGTAAAACTTTGGAGTCCAAGCTAATGATTAGATTAACTAAAAGATCGCCTCTTACAGGCAAAGAAAACACCATGACAATTGATTGTGAAATTAAAGATTACTACCGCTGGCAAAACGGTATGAC